GTGCGTATTCGATTTAACCTTGTCTGCGTAATACGCGGCTACGTCTTTATCTATCAGTTTTATTACATCTAAGTGCATGGTGTTACCTTATTGGTTAGGTTATTTGCCGTAGCGCATTTTGTGTTCGACTTCGGCCTTGATCGGTAAACCTTCGGCCCATGTCGGTGTGAACTCCATAATCCGCTTAACTTCTGCGCGGTGGTCGCCCTCGGCAAGTAGTTCATCGTGTACATGGCCGATAACAGGTAAGTGCTGAGAGCGCATAACGCAGTCGCGCATCAGGTCAGCCGCAGTACCTTGGGTGGCGTTCTGGATTAGGATACCCGCGGTCAACGTCATACGCGGCCAAGGCTGGCCTGCCTTCGGTTTTCTTGAACCCGCTAACGCGGTCAGCTCGTAGCCTTCACCGCCCCAAGGGTAAGTCACCAACTCAAAACGTGGTTGGAAATATCCGTGTAGACCACCAGAAGGCCGTTTCATCCATAGCCAATCGCCGCCATCGAAACAGAACTGAATACGACCTGCACCCGTAACGGTGTTAGGGCAGCTTACCGCCTCGTCAGCCGCAGCGCGTAATGCGTGCCAGAACTCTACGCACCATGCATTAGCAGTGCGCCATAGTGACTTGAGGTGATCGGCTTGTTCGTAGCTGTAGAACGTGCCGTAGTTCTTAGCCATACGCTGTAGTGCGTTAGCACCCCCAGCGAACTGCATAGATAGCGCGGCAACCTTACCCGCTTGTCTGTCGTCCATACCCATAGTGGCGGCAGTGGCGACATAAATATCTTCATCGCGGCGAAAAACATCAAGCGTATCTTCGGCTCTAGGGTCGTCAGCAAGCCAAGGGCAAACCCGCCCCTCGATAGCCGCCCAATCCCCGAATGTAATGCCATAGGGTGAAGTAATTGAAGCGCGTAACAGTCGAGATAACGTGGATGCAGGGTTGGCTATCTCATAGTCTTCGAGAACGTCCTGTACCAGCTCCTCTGGCTCGTCAAAGGCTTTACGCGGCATATTATGTAGCTGAATACCTTTACTCGCCCAGCGGCCTGTAGCGGCTCCATGCCACACTAGCGCATGGTGAACTCTGCCCTCAACATGGGTGTTCGCCATAGATTTATACTTACTGGTCGAACTGCCGCCTGCGTCATTCATCAGTTGGATTAGTTTCTCAACTTCGGGGTGCAGGTCAGGGGCCGCTAACAGGTTATCGCGGTGTTCTTGATCTAGGCTGTACTTCTTTACGTCATTCTTGTGGACTGCCAGCAGTTCTTTCTGGTCGTCAGTGATGCGCTCGAATATCCAAGCATCGCGGGTTTTGCGTGATCGTGCCGAAATCACTGCGCCATTCGTCAACTTCTTAATCGAATCGTCTACGTCAGCTTTAATGTCATCAGCATAACTTAAAGCGGCCTTGGCGAACTTAACGTCTATCGGTATCCCGAACTCGTTGATGCGCTCGTTGGTGTGAAACTCTGCCCACTCGCTGTCCGATAGTTCGCGCAACACGCTACAGAATAAGCGCATGGTGCGAACGTCCATGATGCAGTAGTCAGCCATGAGCTGCTTGTCGTCATTCTCCCAAGGCTGGGGGCCGCGACAAGAGTATTGCTGGATTAGGCGCAGACCTTCTTCTTGTTTTTGAAGCGGCAGGTCTATCGCCTTACAAATATCTTTTAGATTGGCGGGTAAGCCGTGGGCCATAGCCCTAGCCGAACTACAGCGCCACTGGGCCTGCTTAGGTACTGGCACTTCGTAATCGTTAGCCAGTACAAAATCCCACACCAAACGGTCGAAGATTGAGTTCTGGGCATACATAATGCCATCGGCTTTAACGTGGTCTATTAGCTCTTGAGGGAAAGGGCCATCTTCGGGGAACCAACACTGCACATCCGCATCATTGATTGCCCAGCCAAGGCATATAACCTCGGTGGTGGTGTCTTCAACGTAACGCTGCAATCCGTGGGTGGTTAGGTTGCACATCGAGGTAGTTTCAAAATCGAGCCAGCATATATCGCGCATATCGTTTTTCCTGAATATAAAAAAGCCACCCGTAGGTGGCACAGTTTAGTCGTAGTATTCAGTACGGATTACACGCGGGCTTTGCGGGTGCGCTTCTTCTTAGCTGGCGCTTCAACCACTTCGGCTTCTTCGGCAACTTCTGGTGTTGCTTCTAGCTTGGGGGTGTCAGACTCATACTCGCCTGCTTGGTTAGCCCAATCAATAACCTCGAACTTAGGGTTATAGGTTAGAGCGCCACCTTGTTTCACGTTGACGTAGTTATCCGAAGACAATTTAACGACAGGGTATAGAAACTCGGTTTCACCAGCGCCAGCGCGAAGTTTCGCGGTATCCAGCAACGTATCACAGCCTTTACGACCGCCATAAGTGTTAGTGGCAAACAACAACACAGTATCGGCGTCATCTTCAAAACGCGCTTCAAAAGACCGCGCCTCAGAAGGTTGGTCGTTACCGATAGCGGCCATAGGCTCAGGCAGTGGGGCAGTGAAGGCTGCGGCGACCTTAGTAGGTTTGCCGTTACTCCACAAAGTCCAGCCGTGGCTAAAGCTCGCTAGGTTTACAACTACGATCTCTTCCGTAATGTCTTCTCTCATTTTACCGAAAGCGTGGACACCACTTTTAGAGTCGAAATTCATGTAGGCTTTGCCGCCCTCGGCACCTGAACTAGCAGGAGCAACTTGAGAAGAAGCAAGCATTGAAGCCATTGAATTTGCAGTAGTAGGGAAAGCTGACATAATTTTATCCTAAGTGTTTTTCGTTTTGGTTTTTCGCCGCCATCATTGACGGCAAAAGAATAGTAATCGTTTGTTTAACTTTGTGCAACCATTTTTACTAAAATATCTGGAATTTCTTTTACGCCTATCGCTGGGCGCTTATCTTTCTCTGCCGCCATAGTGCTGCCAGAGCTGTACATTACCGCCATATCCGCAAACGGTTGGAACGGGATACCCTTCTCTTTGCAGAGCTTTTCGATCTTGGCGGGTGACTTCAACTTCATTTCAAAGCCCTCAGTCAACTTGAGCTTCTTGGCGTTACGGATTCTAGTCTCTACCGCCCCAGCATCGGCCCATACTCGGCTGGCACGTTTGGCTACTAGCTTCCAGCCTTGTACCTTACCGCCTTGGTCTAACGCAGAATGCGCGGCTTTGCGTACGGCTTTAGCCCAAGCCTCTACCTCGTCTACCATAGCCATAGCCTCGGCCAGTTGCTCGCTATTGTCTTTGCTCAACACTAACGCGCTACGGGCTAACACCTTCTTCTCAGGGCAATAAGGCGCAGCAGGACACCAAGTACAATGACTGCCTGAACTCGCTTGGGGTGTTTCATCCTCACTTGAATCTATCGCCGCTATCAGTTTATCTTCAAAGGCATCGACTTCGGCTTTGGTGAACTCCCATACACTAGGCTCGTCACCGTAAACTTTCGGTTGGATTATCGCACCGACAAACTTCTCTGCTTTCAAAAACAGTGCGCTGGTCGCAGGGTCAACACTCGCAGCCAAGGCCGCTAGTAAAATCTGGTTATTACCCTCGGCCTTAACGCCGTTGAACCCGAATTTATAATCTGCCAGTAGTAAGGTTTTCTTATCTTCCGATAGCGCCATGAGGTCTAGCGTACCGCCGCATAGGTCGGGGATATATTCTACAAACTGCTCAATCACTAACTCGTCAGCGTCAACGAGGTCGAGTGCTTTTTCCATAGCGGCAATCGCAGGGTCGATCTGTTCCGCGACCATTTCAGCGGTAAGCACTAGGTCTTTGTATTTGGTTTTGCCGATTTGATCTGCGGCTGATGTATCTGAGTCGTAAAGGTTTTCCATTACCAAGTGCAGTAGCGAACCCTCGGTAGCGGCAGAGCCAGCGACCTGTTCAGGGGCTTTATCGCTACGGCTTAATGACGCAGGGCATTTTATTATACGAGACACTTTTGATGTGCCTATCGGTAGATGCTTACTCATCGTGTTAGTTCCTCATACTTCTCGACCCAGTGTTTAGCGTTAGCGGCACGTGCAGCATAAGCAGCAGCAGCATCAGCAGCGTGTTCTTTGCCCCAGTGTTCAGTAATAGCGGCGCGGGCAGCAAAAGAAGCCGCATTAGCAACATCAGCATAAATAGTCGCAACAGCATCGGCATCAGCATAAGCACGTTCCAGAGCTTCTGCACTAACTGATTTAGGGTCGGCTAACCATTTTTTAACGAGTTCTATGTGTGGATTACTCATTTCACTTCTCCGTCAAGTGTTTGATAAACGATTTCATGTGTTCGGCTTTAGTCGCTAGTCGGTCTTCTACGAGATAATCTAAACTTCCTCGCGCCATTAGGGTGCTGATGTTTACGGTTTCGGTTTGTCCGTTACGGTGCAGTCGACCTATCGCCTGTATGCGGGTATCAGCAGACCACGGGGGCGACATAAACAGCAGGTCAGAACATACGTCCTGTAGTCCGTCTACGCCGTGCGATACGGTGCGCTCTTGAGCCACTAGCAGTTGAACTTCTTTGTTTTTAAACGCGGTCAGTGCAGCCTCTTTATCGCAGCCGCCGTAGACATAAACCACTCCAATGCTTTGCAGTAGTTCTTCTAGTTGTGTCCGTTGGTGGTCGTACTGGTACAACACAACACCTTGCTTATCACCTAGCGATACTATCCAATCGAAAGCCGCGTTAGCGCGATTGGTGTCGAGGTTGTGTACCGTTTCGTCTTCCATGATTACGAAGCCGCTGGCGATCTGTCGCAGCTTACCGCTGGCGACTGCACGATTAGGGGCTACCGCGTCACCGCCTGTTAGCTCAATCAACATATCGGTCTTCATCGCCTTATACGCATCAAGCGCGTCAGAGGACATGGCGAACTCGATTTGATGCTCCACCACTGGCGGCAGGGTTAGGTGCTTATCGGACTCGACTATGTACAGCACGTCCTCCAATGCGTCTAAGATCAGCTTATCCGCATCGTGTTTTAATTCTTGTTTGTAGCCTTTGAAATCCGCAGCGAAAAAATACTTAGCCAAGAAACCTTCTTTACTGCGCCCTAGTCTCGCGCCGTTATCCACTACTCGCGTCATGGCAAACAACTTTTCGTAGGACTCGCTAACGGGGGTGGCTGTCATGCCTACCCGTATGTTGATTTGATCTTTCCATTTTTTGTGCCGTAGTTTGGCAGTCTGTTTACCGCAGGCAGTGGTCAGCTCGTCAACGATTATCATGCTGGCGGGTATTTTTTGCTGTAGTAGCCAATCGAGGTTATTGAGGCTAACGACTAATACATCAGGCTGAGAGAGGATAAGGCGGGTACGAACCTCGGCGTTACCTGTTAGCGCCACAACATCGAGGTCTAAACCCCATTTCTTAGCCTCGGCGGGCCAATGGCTAACGACCGATGCGGGGCAGGCTATGATGGCTTGACGTACCTCGGTAGTGTCGACGTAGCCTTTAATTGAATGGAGCATTACGGCGGTTTTACCGAAACCTGTAGTCGCCACAATGATTGATTCATCACCTGATAGTACGAAATCCACTACTTCGAGCTGGTCAGGCCGTAATGATGGCTTCGACCTCTTCTTTACTTCTAACAACGTAGGCATTTGCTTTGTTCCTTTTTAGTTGGTCTAGTGTTCGTGTTTGTAGTTTTGATAGTTTGCCTGTTTGGGTCTTAACCTCAAAAAAATACACCTTGCCAGATGGCGCTATCGCTATCAGATCAGGCCAGCCCACGCTGCTGCTGCTGTCTAGCTTACGGACAATATAGTGTTTTTGTTTAAGAAATGCAACAATTTTTGATTGAATAGTCTTCTCTAACATATTACTATTACCTCTAGTAATTCCTAACTAACTAACTGAGAGCATTAACTATGTCAGCTATTACCCTGAAAACACAATCACAAATGAAACGCACTGGCCTGTATCTATCGGCGGAGCTGCATGAGGAGTTCGATGTATGGGCAGAGGAGAACGGAGTCAGCTTTAATCAGGCCGCGATTTATTTTATGCGTTTGGGTCGTGAGGCGTTAAAAGCGTCGGAAGAGAATAAATTGGGTGCATAAAAAAAGCCCCATCCGTAAGATAGGGCTTTTTTCAACTGAACAACATCACACAACAACAGGTACATTATGACTAATCCGAGAGTGAGGCACAACCTAAACGCGCTTCAAAACGTGACAAATGAGGCATTTTTAACCGCTATTTTCGGGGACTACTGGGGTTCGGCGCACGTTACCGCGTTTTCTAACGACCCCAGCGATATAGCCAAAGAATTCCGCGCCGCGTGTTGGGGTGGTGGTGCAGCTAAAGACCGCCTGTCTAACATGAGTGCGGGCCAAAACCAGTATTTCACTATCAGCCTGTTTGATGCCGATAACGAAGGTAAGGCCCGTCGTCAGAAAGCGCTTTTTAACACCACTTGGGTGATTGTGGCTGATGATATAGGGGAGAAAATAGGTTTCGCTGATGCCGCAAAACTGCCTGAGCCTAGCTATAAACTCCAAACGAGTCAGGACTCAGAACACTGGGGGTGGATACTCGAAACCCCTTGTGATACTCGCTCTCACGTTGAGAATTTAGTGGATGGCTGGGTTAGTCAGGGGCTTTGTTCCGAAGGTGTCGACACTGGCATGAAAGGTGTCACTCGCTATATGCGATTGCCAGAAGGCTCTAACACCAAAGCCAAACGATTAGATGATGCGGGTTTAGCGTTTAAATGTCGGCTACTTGAATGGAACCCCGACCGTGTTTTCACGTTAGACGCTCTTGCCTCCCCTTTCGGTATTGATGTTGCTGCCGATAGAAACGAAACCGTCGGTGCAGGCGTAGCCCTTAATGATTTGAGCGCATTGCGTCACCCTATCCTCGATTTAGTCGAGGTTGAGAGCGTAACGAGCGATAACTGGTTGCGATTAGCTGTATGTCCAAACAGTGCCGCACATACTGATGGTGTCGATGGTTCGGCTATTCAGATACAGCAAGACGGGCGCATAGAGTTTTCGTGTCACCACGGTAATTGTCAGGGGGCCGCAGGCAAAAAAGTCACGGGGCCGATGATCGTTAAACTACTGGATGACGAAAATGACGGGTTTGAGGCGCGGTATTTTAAACACATGGAAAACCTAAAAACTCAGGGTATGCAGGCACTTATAGCAGCGACTACTGCAGGTATGGGCGATGACGACGATTTAGACCGCTTAATGCTAGGTGGTGATGGCGAGGTTAATGCGCTAGTCCGTGGTATGAATCCGCGTGATTATGTTTTTATGAAGGGTTCTAGCACTTATTACGAGTTATCGACTAGCACTGATATGTCGAGTAGTGCGCTCGATTCATTGTGGCTTGCTGAGCATACAGGCGGTAAGGGTGACCCGAAAGCTGCACGATTGTTTGACCTCGCCAAAGATCGGGAAACCATGACTGCTGATGGCTTTTTGTGGATGCCCGACACGCTTGTTCCCGTTGCGCCTCGCGTGATTAAGCATGAAGGCCGCCAACTTATTAATGAATGGCGCGGGCTTGCGCTATCGCCAATTGAGGGTGACATAAAGCCGTGGACTGACTTAGTTGAGTATTTAATACCTGATGCTAGGGCTAGGCAGTGCGTGATGCAGTGGATGGCTAATCTATTTTTAAATATCGGCGAAAAACCTTCATGGCAGTTGTTAATCCGTGGTGATCTTCGGAACGGTAAAGATTCTATTATCCGACCGCTGGCACAAATTCTAGGGACTAGAGGCGCTAGTGATATTCGCGGGGAAGATATTGACGCAGGCTGGGGCGACCCTTTTTACGCTAAAAAATTAACTATTTTTCAAGAAATTTGGCGTCCGAATGATCGCCAGTTTGCCAACACCTTGAAAACCTACTGCGCTCCGACTGCTA